CGTCGTATTGCACCTAACATTGCTATACCATCATAATCTGTATCAGGAATATCATTTCTTTTTGCAGCATCCATCATTATTAGATATTCTTTTCCAAATTCTTTTTCTAATTTACTATGAAATTTTTCATGATATGTCTTAGCTGGTTGTTTTGCTTCGCCATTATCTTCAGCCAAATATTGTTTAAATGATTTCATATGATTAATGCTTGCTATTATTATTAAGAGTGATATAATTAAAATATACAAAGGATACCAAAATGAGTAATGTAAAGATATTTAGACTTAATTCGGGTGAAGAAATTTTAGCAAGATTTAATGAAACAGAGACTACATGGACATTTAAAGACCCTGCAGTTCTTATTCCTATGCAACAAGGTCAGATTGGACTAATGCCTTGGATGATGTACAGTAAGGCTTCTAAGGGTGTTACAGTTCCAAAGAGCTTTGTTGCATTCACTGTTGATCCTCTAGATGAACTAAAATCTCAGTATGATAGTAGTCTCAATAAGGGTATTGTTACTAGCACGGGAACTGTTAGTGGTCCTAGTGGATTAAAGTTAACTGTGTAAATCATGAATATAGATCATGTGATTGAACATTTTGTTCCTATTGCCAAACCCCTTTCAATGGCAATGGAGAGACAAAAGAAACACATCTCACTGGTCATATATAAGCGGAAAATTATCGCGGTGGGTCAAAATGTGTTCAAGACCCACCCCGATACTTTTCGTTTGGGATATCGTGGTTCTGATATGCACTCAGAACTTGATGCCTACCGAAAAATACCAAAGTCACTAAGAGGAGAAAAATTAACTCTTCTCAATTTTCGGTTTAATAGATTTGGTAACTATAGAAACTCAAAACCATGCTCTGTGTGTGCCAAATGGTGTAATGAAGCATTCCATAAAATTTATTATACTAACGATGAGGGAATACAAATTCTATAAATATAGATGAGGAATCAATCTATGGGTGTAGGCAAATCAATGAAAATTTTTATGGAAGGTATGCAGAATTCAATGATGTCTTCTGGATACACTGGTAAAATTGTTAATACTCAAATGGGACCATTTGCATGGGATGAAGCAACAAATAGTTGGGTCAACCAAAATAATGGATTTTCACTTCCTAATATTTCTTTACAAGATTTACTGATGTATGATTATGGTACTGTTGCAGATGAAACAGATCCCTCTTCTGGTCCTGCATTTATTATAGATAATTGTATATATGCAGTAGATACTAGTGATAATAGAGATATTGGAACTATTACAACTCTTGCTTCATTTGGTAATGTAACTCTTAATGGTAATAGTTGTGCAATTAATATGTCATTAGAAAGTACAAGCCAATATAGAGAAGCTTTTAAAATTTATTTATCTGTAGATGCAGGAGCCACTTTTACCCAATTTACACAGTTTAGTACTTCAATTACTAGAACAGATTCTCTTAATATATCTGTTAGTCAATTTAGAATTTATATTGAACGAAATACTGAATATGTTGAATCAAATAATCTCGAAACGGCTACGATTTCATTTAACCTAATAAATGATAATGACAACGAAGCAGTAGTAGCAACATATTTTGCAGATACTATAGGATAAATTTAAACTATGAGCACATCTTATAACATACCATTTTTTGCTACAACAGTAGAAACGATTCCAAGTAGTTTATTATTTGGAAGATATAGCATTGCTCCTGAAGAACCTATTACAGTACAGTGCAATTGTCCTAATCCATTAATAAAAATTTATTATCAGTTAAATAATATATGGACAGAATATACCAGTCCATATGTAATGAATATTACAGATATATTTACAGTTAGATGTGATGTAGATTCTTTACCTGAAGAAACTATTATAGAGTTTATTAATTTATCAGATAATAATTCTTTAATTACAAAAATTATATTAACCCCATAATTAACTATATGACAACACCTACACCCCCAACATATTATAATGATTACGTAGATTCCACTGGAGTTCGACAACCACTTGGAAGATGTCCTCGTGTTTTAGATATATATTTTTCTGGTCCTAACGGTTGTGGTTATATATTTACTCCACCATTATATCGTAATAGTACTGCTGTTAATGGTGGAACTTTGTCTCTTATGATTTGTGCAGAGACTGGAATGGATATAACCAAAAGTGGTCCAACTGGTATACAGGTTGCATATAAATTAGCATTAAATGGAAGTGATTTTAATGTTGGTTCAACGTTTTATAACACTCCTTCAATAGGACTTACACAAGATAATACCAAAGGAATAACTTTAGGACGTGGAATGGCTATAGCAATTGGTGTATGTTTTGGAAATCAGGTTCTTCTTAATGTTGCACATAAATTTTATATTGTAAATCAAACTCCTGGAAATAGTGGTGAATTAATATGGAGAATGACATATGTTACAGACAGCGCTAGTGGAAATGCGTGGTATCAACATGGACCACATGCATCTAATATGGGTACTAACAATAATAGTGATGGTCTTGGACCACCTTTATTATATTCTTACGGGGCAAGTATATCTGGTGAAAATGGTAAAACTGGATATACTGGATCACATCCATCAGTTCCTCTACTAGGTTCTGCAAACTACCCAGGTTCAGCACAATTTACACCATATAAAGTAAAACCTATTTTATAAATGTTTCGTTAAGAATATTAAAAATTTTTACATATTAATATGTTAAACCTATAAAAGAATAAATATTATAACATGTCCTGCATTAAAATAATTTTAAATTTTCAAAACGAATTACGTCTTCATCACTGGGGAACTAAGTCATACTCCGCACATATTGCATTAGGAGCAGCCTACACAGGTATTGATGCTTTACTAGATACATTTGCCGAGACTTATATGGGATCTCTAGGTAAAGATGAATTAAAACAAATTAATACTTTAGAATTAAATGGTCCTTTTAGAACAAGTGCTGTTCAAGTTCTTGATTCATTTGAAGACTATTTAACTCAAGAAATTACAAAAGAATTAGATCCAAATCAAACTGCATTGTTAAATATAAGGGATGAGATGCTTGCTTTGGTACAACAAACCAAATACTTACTAACCTTGTCCTAGGAGTTAATATGAAAATTTCAGAACTAGTTTACGAAGTCCGAAAACTAGCACGCAAAGAAGAAGATCCTATCAACAAGGATCTTTTTTATCAATGTGCTAAATCATTAGAAATTCTTGGAAATCTTGCAAAGATATCCGATCTTGCTGTTGCAGAACAAATGGCAGCAGATGAACCATCAATTGATTATGGTGGAGATCTAAAATGGAATGTAGATGATGTAACTCTATCAATGATGGATGAACATATTGATGATCTAATTCAACATGGATTTATGGATCCAATTGATCGCTGGCCATATGGAGAACAACCATTTACCAAGTTTGTTGCCAAATATGCTCAAAGTCATTTCATCAAAGATTCTAAAACAGAATAGACCTTTGTTGGAATAGACACGTGACTGAGAACAGCCATGTTAGAAGGCATGATGCGTAAAACGCATTTGCTATAATATGGATCTCGTTTGAAAGAATAGAACTTTCGTGATTTTTCCATCATGAAATGGCTATAAATGTATACGTGAGCCCGTTTTGAATACATTTTTGTATCAATTTTTAATTTAAATTCATTAATTAAACGAACTGCTCGTTTTTCACAGTCTCTTTCCATTGAACGAACGATAAAAAATGCTCTTTTAACATCTTTAGCAGCATAATTTTTACCCTTTAACCACCCATCTACAATATTTGATGCTTTATATGACTTTTCATATACTTTACTGCTATTAATGTACTGTAAAAAATGACAATATTCATGAACCAGAACATGTAAAAATTCATTACAGTGTCTGGCTATCCGAATCGCCTTTCCAGACTCATCAAAGCACCCAGAACAGCGAAAACCGTCTACATTGACGCATTTACCGCGTCCCAGTATAAGTTTCATGCCATATTGGGCAAGATGTTTGCGTACAAATTTTATAAACTGATGACTCTTCTGTTCCATAAAGCCCTCCTCAGTCATTATTATTTATAATAATCACTTGACAGGTTAAATCTATAGTGTATAGTATAGCAACTTCTTATAAGAAAGGAAAGTTCTATGGATATTACTACTGTTGACCGTCCGACAAAGATTCAGAAGGTGTTTGATTATATGCGCTCAGGTACTCCCCTGAATGCATGTGAGGCTCGTAAGCGTTTTAAGGTTGCAAATATGCGCGCAACCATGAGTAACCTTCGTGAGGCTTTTGATCGTATGGATCTCAAGTATACCGTAGTTTGTGAGACCATTAAGGGTCGTGCACACTATCGAGTAGTTCGCTCTCGTAGTCGGTAAAATTTAAATAATTTATTCGCAACAAAGGCTCCTTCTGGGAGCCTTTGTTGTTTTATGGTATAAATAAGATGTGAGACTTTATTATGCCTAAAAAAGCTTGTTGTTGTGTTGGTGAAAATTATTTGGCAGTTCCATGTAGATTTGTTAGTGCTGGAAGATTTTCTGAGGGTATACCCCAATGGGCACACTATGCAATAGGATCTCCTGTAACTATACCTGGATTTGGTGTAATACAAGATGATTTGCGTGGTCCATTTCGTTATGTTAATGGTCAAAAAGTATTTGATGCAAGTAGACAAATTAGATACCTCTTACGTGGTGCTGGTGGTGGAGCATCGGGTGTAACTTTTGATAATCCTTATGAAGATGGAATTGGTGGTAACGGTTCTTATATTGAATATCAGAAAAATGCTAATCTTGATGATGTTGTAAAAAGTGGTGCAGGTGGTTCTGGTGGTTGGGTTAACGTATTGTGGGATTCTATTCCTGAAAATTATCAAAATGGTGGAGAAGCCTATGCCATAAACGGTGATGGTGGGGGTGGATCGGTGATCGGTAATGGTACTAATTGGTATCAAAATCCTCTAGCCGTTGCAGGTGGTGGTGGAGGAGCAGGATTTGCATTATCAGCCACACCTTCAGAATTGGTACTTTTTAATGGTGGAAAATATGGTGGTGATGCTGGTATTACAGCAGGATACCCTGGAGAACCTGGTGTATATTATGAATTTTTTAATCAAAATCCACCTCCTCCAGGATTGTGTGGATCCGGTGGTGGTGGTACACAAACAAGTGGTGGGTCTGGTGGCGGTGGTGGAATTAATGATCGTGCAAAAGATGGAACAAAACTATCTGGTGGTAAAGGATCTGTACGTGTAGGTCCTAATGCAATAAAAGGTAGTGGTGGAGGTGGAGGTGGTGGATTATACGGTGGTGGTGGAGGTGCATGGGATGCTGGTGGAGGTGGTGGTTCATCAACTATATTTGCAGGTCTATCTGCATATGCATTTGAATCTAAAAATGATTTATCAGCAAATTATTGTAATCCGTGGCTGACTGAAACATCAGGTATTGGTGGTCGTACTCCACCACTTAATGGTGGAATTAATGGTTCTAATGGTGAGGTTGTTCAATATTATATTAGAGGTGAATGTGAGTGTGATCCAAGAAAAAATGAATTACCAGAGAAGGTTTTTATATGTTTAACTAAAATTCAATACGATCAAATTGTTGAAGATCTTGGACCAGTTCCACCTGGTGGTGGATTTCAAGGAGGATATACACCTTTATTTACTATAGGTGATGAAGATTATGTTTTATTAGGTTTATGTGATCAAAGTTGTGAAGAAATATATAAAGTTCCAACTACAACAGATATTGTAGATGCTAGATGGTCATTAAATGATAGGGATGGTGACTGGGGTGGTGGTTTTGATCAACCAATAGGACCTGCGTGTTGTTCACAAATTGTATGCAGTCCTCTTTGCCCACTTACTGGTGTGAATTGTGCAAACTGTGGGTGCGATCCATTTAATGAAGTTTTTGTTTGTTGTAATACTAAAGGAAAACCAGATCAGTATCTATCAGTATATAATGGTTGGATATATAGTTGTTCTAAGTCTAATAATAATTGGATTATTCCTGGACAAGTAACCGAAAATGTTACAAAACAATGTTTAGATCCAATTGATGGTCCTCAACCAATATGTAATCAACCTTCACCAGAATCATGTACTAAAACCATAAATATTCCATATACAGACTGCCATCCATATTATGCAGAAAACTGTCAATTTTCAATTGATGTTCAAGGTCCAACAGTACATTATCAATATTATTGTGGAAACCCAGGAGATCCACCTCCACCACCAGGAACACCATGCTGTGGAAAACATTCATATGCAATTAATGGTGTAATACCACTTAATGGTAGTTTTGGTGGCGGTATTACTGTTAGAAATCCTAGTTCAACAGATACATGTCCACATGGTGGGTTGGGTACATCGTATTTATTATCTACTTTATTTTATTTTACTGGAGATCATATTGACTTGGATCCAGTGTTTTCTATAGAATACGATTGTGTTCCATCCATTGAACCTAGTATTCCACCTGCAACTGGTATATGGAAAATTTGTGATGCAGAAGTTAATGTACAACAAGGACCATTATCAGATATAATTGATATGTTTAATTCATTATTAGGTGGTCGTGTATCTCTTACCAATTTAAGTGGTGGTCAATATTATGTTGGTGGTAATTTTGTAGATACAATTCAAGCTCCTATACGTACAATTTCTGATGGTAAAGCAACATATACTTATAGAGCAACACATACGTATCTTACTCCATGCGGTATTGTACAACATAGTGGACTTGGACCTAAAGATGTATATCCTCCTGACCCTGGTCTAAGAGATGCTACAATTGGAAATTTTTCTTATTATACTGGAAATGAACATGATACGTGGACACCATTATCAGGATTAGGATTATCTGTATGCAGTTGTTCTCTAACAGTTTCTCCAGATAATGCAGATTATTTAGCTAGAACTGATACGTGTAGTCCACCATGTCCATCCTTTACTTCAGATTATGAATATGATAATCGTTGTGGTGATATGTCGGTAAATTAATATGTCAGAAATCTTTAGAAAAAAATATTATCAATGTTCAACATCTTCAACATATAATGAAGAAGTTAATTGTACTCATTGGAAAGCTCAGTTTGATACTTGTACACACACATGTGATTTAAAATTATTTGAAAATCCTAAAGTAACTGATTGTATGAAATGTAAAAGTAGACAGAGTTATACTGATGATATATTAAACAAAGACAAAGAAACAAATCAATTTACAAATATGACTATAAGAAAAACGGATTCATCATTTTCTATAGATAAAGCTAAAAAATATATTTCAGCAGAAACATCACAAATGATGCAGGGTAAGGTAGATGATGAAATATATGATGTAAGAAAAACTCAATGTATGGGTTGTCCATTTAGAGTAAATAATATTAGTAGTGTATCAGATGAAATTGGTTGGTGTAAAGGATGTGGATGTGGTATTGGATCAGAAAGAACAAGACTTTCTGTAAAATTACGAATGCCATCACTTATATGTCCAAAAGGAAAATTTGGAGCAGCAATGGGATCTGGTTTTAAAATTTCTGATACTACAGATTCTATTAAAGGTATTGTTAGTATGATTAAAAATTTAACAAAGTAAATTTTTTAAATTACTGTAATCTGTACATTAATTGTAGTTGGTCCAGTAAACTGTAAATATAACAGTTTTGAACTACTAGCATTCTTTTGATATATTAAGCTAGCTTGATCAAATCCTAAAATGCCAAGTTTGTAAATGTATTGAGTCATCGGTATAGTATAAAGTGAATCAAGATATACTTCAACATTAAATCCCTTTAGACTTGGGTGACTTAAATCTATTTTAAATCCATTCTCAACGGTAAAGGTTATAGCACTTGTTACCTGTAAACTAGAATTGCTAACTGCATTAGATTTTAATGTATATACATAAGATAAAACTACTTCTAATGCATCATTAAGAGTTGCTAATGCCTGTTGCTCAACATAAAAGAAAACACTAGCATCAAAGAATAATGTTTTATCACTAGATGCAGCATTTAAAGCGTTATCTGTTAATCTCGAACAATCTAGACATGGTACCCAATAGGCAGAATATCCAACAGAAATTGATTGAGACCTTAAAAATCCCTGTAGTTGATTTTGGTTTTCAAAACAGTTAGTTTGGTTTCCATTAGAATCATATATGACATAACATCCTAATAATTTTCTACTTTTATTTAAAATATCTGGATTAGCGTTTCCACGTATATAAAAATTAGATGTTGTAGCTGTATTTCCTAAATTTTCTGAAACCAATGTATTATCAATATATAATAATTCTTTATTATCTTTCAGTTTGATTACTGAATTTATTTTTAATTTTCCTGTATTTAAAGTAGTTCCACTTAATTCAATATATTCTTCATGATCAAAACTACTTCCTATAAGTCCAGAATTTATAAATGATTTTGCAGGGTTACTAGTAATATTATTTGTAATAAAATTTAAATTAGCAGTACCGGTATATCCAGTTGTATATTGTGGTGGATTTACAAAATAACTTTTATCATAATATGAATAATTTGATGTATATGTTAAACCAGATACAATAGAACCTATTAGTAGTTTGCCATTATTTGTAAAACTAGATTTAGAAAATACACCAGATATATCGGTTCTTATATTTTTAACTTCATCAAAATAATCTCCGTACAATAATGCATAGGTTGTTCCAACTGCAGCAGTAGAAAATAATTTTTTTAAATATGTAAGATCTGAAATATTTGAAGTATTGGAATAATCAATATAACATGAATTTCCAATTATTGAAATATTTGGGCTACTTGAAAAGAATCCTTTAGTTAATGCTGGATCAATGGTAGTTCCAGAAAGAACTATACCATAATTGGTAAACGATTTTACAACGTTTAAAACAAATGACATATTATGAACCCATATAGGTTATGACTTGTGTTCCTGTATTAGAAATTAAATAAACTTTATTTGTATTTTGAATATCAAGAAATACATTTTCACCTGGATCTAATGCATAACCAGAGGCACCAACCAAACTGCCACTATTTCCCAAATATACAAAATCAGTATTTGTTGAGATTGCTCGAATATTTATTCCAGCGTAACAGGTATATCCAGCTGAATCCATTTGTACTGCAGATCCTGATCCAGCACTGGCTCTACCAGTTTTAAACGCAGTAGCACGCCCAACCCCCAAGGCTTGTAAATCAGTTCTTAAACCAACTACCTGTGCATTTATACCAGTCATTCCTAAAAGAACGTTTGTATCATTAATACCTATAGCAGTTGCTCCAGATATTCCATATATACCAACCGTCGATTGAATATTTGTACTGATAGTAACTCCTTGAATATTCACATTCAAGGCACCGTTGCTATAACTTAATGACTTTCCTGCAGCGTCAACAAGGTGGGCATACACGTAGGTGATACCATTTGGACCAAATACAGAAATAGCATCTTTGGTTTTGGTGAGTGGAATACCACCAGTAATTTCAACTCTAGAACCACTTGTAGTGGTAACATACAGTTGTGAAGTGGTAATACCAGTAACTACAACAGTTCCAGATACTGGTACCGGAGTACCGCCACCAACACCCTGAACCTGAATGGTTCCTGTAAATCCAGAAATTGTTGCTGTCATACCACCCGCAATAGTTACTGGGAATGGGTTAGAACCGCTAACTATGGTTGCAGAGTCTGCAACGCCATATGCAAGTTTGATTAATTGATAATGTCCAGTTATTCCACCTGTACCGATATAATCAGTAGCAATATTTGCGGTAAGACCAGATGTTTGAATTGGAATTGAGTCTGTTGTGCTTCCCATAGTTTTTACCTAGAATGAGTCATCAATATTTAGATGTATTTAATTATTGATTATTTTGATTTACGATATATACTGTAGTCATGTATATAGATGAGACCGCCAAAGAAAAATTTTCAAACCAAGTTTTAGAGAGAGTAACTCTCACAAAACTGAGTTTTATGGATGCAATTATAGAATTAGCAGAAGAAATGGGTATAGATCCCGGTACTGCTGGAAAATTGGTCAGTAGACCAATTGTAGAAAAAATTCAAATTGAAGCCAAAGAAAAACATTTATTAAAAAACTGTAAAACAAAGAAGTTACCAGTTGACTGATCGTTTATTCATGGTATAATTAAAAGACAAAGGCCAGGGTAGATCCCTGGGGAAAGAAAGTTACATATGGCAAATTTTTCAGATTTCAAGAAGAAGAGTAAGAACTCAGTCGCATCCCTAACCGAGCGTATGGATAAGCTCACCTCAAAGGAGAGTTACAAAGATGAACGTATTTGGAAGCCCGGTATCGATAAGTCAGGAAACGGTTACGCAGTAATTCGATTCCTTCCTGAGATTGCAGGAGAAGATAGTCCTTTTGTTTCTATCTACAGCCATGCATTCAAGGGAAAGGGTGGATGGCTATTTGAGAACTGCCCAACGACTCTTGGAGAAAAGTGTCCTATCTGTGAAGCAAACACAGAACTGTGGAACAGTGGTATCGAAGATGACAAGAATATTGCAAGAAACCGTAAGCGTAAGTTGACTTACATCTCCAACATTCTTGTTCTTGAAGATCCTGCAAACCCAGAGAATAAGGGAAAGGTTTTTCTTTATCAATACGGTACCAAGATCTTCCAGAAGATTCAGGGACTTGCTCATCCAGAATACCAAGACGAGAAGGCAGTAGATCCCTTTAACTTTTGGACTGGTGCTGACTTCAAGATCAAGATTCGCAACGTAGGTGGTTATGTAAACTATGATCGTTCCGAGTTTTCATCTCCTGCTCCTCTCCTTGGTGGAGATGATAAGAAGTTAGAAGAACTCTGGAAGACACAATATCCTCTTAAGGAGTTTACTGACAAGAGTCAGTTTAAGAGTCATCAAGAACTCAAGGATCGTTTTAATAAGATTACTGGAGACGATATTCGTGCACAGTTTGCATCAGCTAAGAGTATTGAAGATGATGTAGATTCGAATCCTATTGCATCAGAAGATGTAGAGGAAAAGGATCCTCTAAAGTATTTCTCTGAAATGGAAAACGACTGAGAAAAGCCCCCGCAAGGGGGCTTTTTTTATGACCAAGCAGGTGGTTGTGATGCTCTAGCCGATCTTTCTATAAAAATTAAATTTACGGGTGCAATAGTAGGTCGTTCTTCAGTCATACTTACTTGTTTTCCTTTTGATACACCCATGTCATTTACTTGTTGTGCAATTTTTTGAATTGAAGGAAGTATATTTTGTGATATTTGTTTTTCAATATTAGTTGTTTTTTTATTATTTGCAGTATCTGGTGAACTTGTTTGCATTTTTAATAATTTTGATTCACGTGAAGCAGGTACAACTGGATTCATGTTATTTCTATTGTCTGTCTCATAGTTACTTGGTGGAGTAACAGGTGTTATTTCAATTGACGGCATATTTGCTTTTTCTCCTAACAATTCAGTTTTTGGCAATTCCATTTTTGTAACTGGTTCAGATGGTTTTGTCATATCGTTAGTTGTACCTGATTGTACAATAGCATCATTAAAAGCTACTTTTTCTGCCTGAACATCGATTTTAGTTGTATTATCCAATGTATTGTCCTGTTGCTTCTGTGTGTTGCTGCTGTTGTTGTAAATCTTGATTATGATTGACTAAAACATTTATATAAACTTCTCTCTCCCAAAAATACATATTTTCAATATCCGATATAGACCATTTTAGTTCTTTAAATAATGAAAAATTAGTTTTATAATAATCAATTATATCAAAGTAACTAGATGCTAGATAAAAAAACTTAGGAAACCGTTTACCTCACTTTCGTTTATTTCATCCTTTATGGCAAAATAAAGTCTGGGTTCGGTTTCTACAAATTTATTAAGATCTTTAATGGTTGAAATTGGTAGGTTATCAATAATATCCTGACATTCTTTATTTAAAAATTTATCTAGGTAAAATACTTGTCCAGATATGTTTATACTTTTAATACATGCTTTTGCATAAGTGTGATCGTCAAAGCTGTCTTGTTTTAACAAATCTGATAGTACTGGAGATTCTAAATTTAAAACAATTGAAGATCCTATTAAAATTGTTTGAATCTGTAAATTATTTTTTGTAATAATGTTATTAATTTGAATCTGATATTTGCTACCATTAACTAGGACATTTAAAAGTTCATCAACACTTTTGGATCTAATTTGTAAAAATAAATATTCGGCATCTGCCAAACATAAATCATCAACATTTTTTAAATTAGAATTTTCTTTAATGCACTCATAAAGAGCTATTAAAGATAATTTCTTATTATTTTCTTGTAATACTAAAGCAATTTTTTTAGCATCTTTTACTTTAAATGCAGTAAATAAAACTTGTTTCTTACTAAACGGTAAAGTTGTTTCAAACTTTGGTTGAGCCTCTTTAAATAAATTCAAAATATCCATATTAGTTTCCTTATGTTCTTTCAATGCTTCGATAATTTAATACAACTTGATATAAAAGTGGAGAGTCGGGTTTTGATGATAATTCTAATGGCATACACTCTATAGGATAAATTTCTTTAAATGTCCACAAAGAACGTCCGGGAGCAGGATTACCATTTAGATCTAAGTAAGTTAAATATAATTCAGAACCTAAAACAGACTCATCATAGTAAGGTACTGTAAACACACTATTAGCATTTTTTTTATACATAAAATCAAACCAGTTATTAAAGTATGTTAAAATATCTAAATCTCCGGTAACCATAAATGTCATAACTATTCCACCAACAAACTTACTTGAGTTGGGAACAGCACGACCATAACCATATCCTTGTAAATTATCATATATGTAATTTGTAGCCCTTGCACCAAAGGATATTGCTTCTGGATAACATTTTAAAGCAGCACCATTCGTTGTTTTATTTTTTATTAAAACAGAATATCTATTAGCTCTTTGAAGACCCTGATGAGTGTCCAAATAAGTTTTTATAGTTTCAATATTATTTAAATTTTGTGAAGATGACATTTGTTGTATAACTCTTTTTCTGTTAGAAGTTTAAATTCAATATTATTCTTAGTGCAATAATTTTTAGCTGCTTCCCATTTTGCATTATTGACTACCCAAGTATATTTTTCATTTTTAGTAGCATTTTCTTTTAAGATCGTTTGTTTTTTTGGTTTAACTTCAACCATCCATAAACACAACTTTTCTTTTTGTTGAAACTGAATCAAAAAATCTGGATAGTAATTTCTAACTCTATTGTCTATTGGGTGAAAGTATGGAATAGCAATTTCTTCAGATGACCATTTCATAATACTTGGGTGGTCATCACAAAATTTACAAACGGTTCGCTCCCATAGTGACCTGCAGATGATTTTTTGGGAATCACCAACATACTTTTGTTTATTTTGTGGAAAAAATTGTGTTCTGTATGCCATTTAAAATATTTATGATATTTTATAAATATTATAAGAATGCCTTCAAACTATATTTATCCTCTTTCAAATGCTTCTAAAAATGAAGTTCCTCTACAGTTATGTTTTGATGTAGCAAACTACTCATTGAAGAACTTTGAAAGAACACGTGAGAGCATCATATCCCGTTCTGCTGCTCGTATAGTGCTTCCTATGCCAAAAGAACCAGGATATAGTGTCATTCACCAATTTGGTGAAGGTCAAAATCCCGTAGGACCTGTAATTTCTATGGCAGGAGCAGCAAATAGTGGTGGTTTAGAGAACTTTGGAACATTATATTCCCGAGTCATGCAACCAATCAGTTTCTTTGCAGAAAGACAATATGCAACAGATACATACCGAAGATTTAGCAATATTACTGAACTTACTATGATTTCTGAAGCAAGAAAAAGTTATTATTTTGAATATCTTTTTACACCTAAAAGTTCTAATGAATCCTTAACGGTATCTGAGATTATTGGAACATTTCGTAAAGGTTCATACCCTATAGTAGCAACTGGATTGCCAGAACGTAGTTATCCACAGAGACTATGGAATATTAGTGTATTACGTAATTCTAATGGACAATCTGGTAATGGTGACTATAATCAAAATTCAACTGCTGATTGGTTTGGTGAACCACTTCCATGCGTATTGAGTGGAATAGTTGTCAAACATGCTGATTATGGGGATCCGATTGTTCGTTATTTACCAGATCTACGATCTTCTGCTGTTTTGCTTGGATTAAACTTTACAGAATTTGAAACAGGTACATATGTTCCCGAAGCTAATGCAACATGGTCTAAATCTGAAATTTCAGATTTTTATTTTGGATATGGTGGATAATTATGAAATACTTTGATCAATTACCAAAACGTAATTTTGAAACTACAAATGGTACATACACTATTAGTGATTTTTTTAGTTATTATAAATTTAATTTTGATTTAGTTTCTAAAAAAGAATTTGAATTTGATTCAAAAACCACTTTAGTAGAAGCAGCATCAAAATTATATGAAGACCCTAATTCTTTTTGGTTGCTTCTATTAGCCAATAACTGGATTAATCCATTTACACTATTAGAAGACAATTCTACTGAATTTAATAAAAAAAATCAAGATAAGTATGTAACAAAAATAGGGTTAGATAATGGTACTAGTCTTGGTGATTATATGCTTCCAGGAAGTATTATTTTACCATATGCAGCAACAGGTGGAAATCCATATGACTATAGTTATGTTGGTAATTTTGATTTAAATGGTCCAATTTTTGTTGTTGAAGAACAAGATTCATATACTAAAAAAGTAACAATTAAACCATCTGTGGTTGGTATGACTTTAGATATTATAGCTCCTGCTCCTCAACAATATATTGATTTTAAATCATCTACTGGTTATATTGCTTCTACTACAGATACTATTACTACTATAGGTACTGAAAAATATTTAAAATCAAATAAAATAATACAATATGCTAATGTAACTAGTAATATTTCTTTTAGAAATATGGCAATAGAGGATGTTCCTTTGCAATTTAATATTCCAGATGGTGCTTATAATCCAAAAACACAATACACCAATGAAGAAGCCGTAGTTGCAGTTAGTAAAAAAATAAATACCTTTGTTCCAAGCGAATTATCTAAAGTTACTGTCAATTTAATTACTGTTAAATATACATGATATGGCAATAAATACACGTTCAAACGCATTTGATTCTCCGATAGTATCTTTATTTTTTAAAAATTCAAAAGATGAAAGATATTCTTTTGATATATTGAGTTCAGATCCAAAAAAGAATGCTGAATGTAAATTCATACGCTTAGAAATGGAAGAAACTGTATTTACAATTTATCCAGTAGGTGCTCTTGTTGTACGTGACACAGGCGATATAATAAATTTTATTCAAAATAATAAAATTGATAGTATTTTGGTTTCATTTAATGATGGTGCTAAACCACGTTTATTATCAATAACTAGTACTGCAAGTGTAACAAATGCTGCTTCTGATAATGAAGATAATTTTGTTTCAATTAATTTTACTAATAGTTTTTACAAATTATCACAACAAACAGCAGCAGCTGATTTACTTATTACTGCACTTACACTTGAAGATAGAGTTTATACTATTGAAGAATTATTTAAAGCAGCCAGTACTAATATAAAAACTAAAATTCGTTCAACTCAAGATACTCATATTGGTACATTAACTCCTGCCGATAATTTCTTTTCATTAAAACAATTAAATATTGGAAATAATAAATTAAATTTATCTGTTACTGATAATGCGTTTCAGTATTTAAATTATCTTTCTTCATTAGCAGTAGATAAGATAACACGTGAACCACGCTTTATGTTTTGGACAGAATTTGGTGACTATATTAATTTTAAACATTTTCCATCTGATTTAACTACTGATACAATTGCTACTGGTAATTATAACACTAAAAATTATAGATATAGTATTTATAATGGTGATAGTCCAACACAAAAAGCTGCAAATGGAAAAACATATAAAAAGATTTATGTTTTACTTACTGATCCAACCAATCAATGGGTTTCTAAAAATTATTTTTATGTTAGAAAAACTCCTAAATTTTTAGATACTGTTCCAGCTGGTATGTGTGCAGCCTCATACACAACTCAAGCACTAACATTTCATTTTCAAGATGATGGTGAAAAATATAATATTGAAACTATTGCATCCAATGGTTTATCTGCTGGAGTTACATCTGGTGCTGATGAAGTATTTTATGATAAAGATTATGGATGGATTTCTGATATCAATACTGTAAATAATAATGCTCCAGCTACACATGGTTCAGGTGAATTTGGATTAGCAAAAACATACTCAAATACTAATTATATGGGTCATAGTGGTTATTTTTCACGTGCAGATAATACTGAAATGTGGAAAAATATATTTGATATGACAGCAGTTCATCCAGATTATCCAAGAATACCAGTTCCTGGTGCTGTTCCAAATACTACTGGTTTTTATTATAATGAAATTCAAAAAAATCTTACAGAATTATATAAAGGATCATCATATTCTCCTGCCAATCTGGAAACTAGAAGAAAAATTGAAAGAGAAAATTTTGTTATGTATGTATTATGTTGTCTTGGTAATGATGATTCATCATTCTTTGCAAGGTTGACAAAATATGAACCAGATAAATTAGTTGCTGATTATCAAGAAGAAGATAGTCCTGGACAAACAGTTGGTCCAGTATTAAAGTGGAGATATAAGTGGCAAGGTTTACAATTTAATAATAGTGCAGGAAGTACTTATTGGTCTTTAATGGAATTGTGGACAGGTGATGATACAAATATGGCTGGTGCAACTCAAGATACTTGGGCAATAAATTTAAATGAAAGAACTGCTGGTGGAATTGATACATATTTACCACCTGGATGGGTTGCAGAAGTTAATGGCTTTAAATATAGACCTATTGGATGTAATACTCCAACTGTTAATCCAGCCGGTGCAGCTATAGATCATATTGTAAAAATGTATCGTATAAGTGCAGAAAAAATATCAATGGATGGTAATATAACAGTACCACCAGAATTAAAAGGTAAAGTTATGTATTACTTTATTGCTGAAAACGTTTTAGATGGGACCTGCTAATGCCACAAAAAGGAAAAATTGTAACACTTGGTTCAAATGTATTATCAACACCTATTGGTAATTTTGGTGCACGTGGTGAATATGTCTGTGCAAATGCTCAGATAACTCAAGGTGTCACAGCCACCCCAACATCTTTAGAAGATTGTCTAACAAAATTTCCCAATATTGCTAAAATTGCTGCTGCAGTAGGAGTAACAGGATCTAAGTCTCTGTGGTCTTTTCCTGGAATGTGTGGTCCTGCCGGAATATCATATCCTGTTGATATTTATCTTGGTACTGCATCTAATGAATGTCTGAAGATAAAATCTAATCCAAACCTTGGACCAGATTTTTATGGTTGTTTATGGGGACTTCCAGAAGCACCGTTTAACTGTAGTTGCCCAGAACTTGGTTCTAAATTCGAAGCTTATTTAAAATTACGTTTAAATGTTGCTACTTTTTGGAATACTCCTAAAGATGCTCCTGTTAAACGTAAAGAGTTTTTAGATTCAATAACCTTTGGAAGAAAAGTAACAATTAATATTTCTGGAGATATGAGTTTACGGTGTGGTGATTTGGTTGAAGTTTTAGCAAATAATAGCAGCGGATATCCATATTCTGCTGGAACATCTCCAATTAATGGTATGTATTATGTTTTAGGTGTTAAACACATGTTTACTAATACAGGTACACACGAAACTCAACTTGCTCTTACAGATATTTTATCACCTACATCTGGTAAAACGACTACACGCAGTAGTCCAGCAACGCCTTCAGAAAATCCATGGGATGATACGATAAATGTTCCAAATAAGACTGGTGTGTTTAATAATCCATTTGATTCAAGTAAAAATTATGATAACTGGTCCTAAAGATATAAATATTTAATATGCGTACTAAAGACTTTTCAATTTTATTAGAACCAGTATTCACACTTAATGGAACAAAGGATATTGCATACGTTGATGGAACAAATTCAATTGTTCAACAAATTGAAAACATTTTACGTACCAATAAAGGAGAAAATATGATGAATCCTTCTTTTGGTGCAAATATTAGTGATTATGTATATGATATAGGTGTCAATAGACAACTTATAGTTAATATTTTACAGGCAGCAATTAAATCATCAATTAAAAAAATCTTTGATGTTAAAGTTTCTATTAACTACTATTCGGATACAGTAATAATTTTTGATATTAATTTTTTAACAGAATTAAGTTTAAATTCACAAAACAAATCTTCCTGTAGAATTGAAATACCTCTAACATGACATATAATTTAAAATCCTTAAATGTTGCTTCTTTAGACTTTGAAAATATTATGGATTCATTGACTTCTTTTTTAGAAGTTCAACCAGGTCTAACTGATATTTCTTTTAGAGATGAAGCAAGCACAGCTAATCTATTATTAAGAACTCTTGCAACTGCCACAGCATATAATGGTGTATATGCTCAATTTGGGTTTACTGAATCATTTTTATCTACAGCAACACTCTTAGAGTCTATAGTTTCAATTGCATCAAATCATTCAGTTTTAGTTCCATTAACTCAATCTGCCTCGGTTCGAGTTATTGCACAATCTTATATACGAGAGTATGAAGGATTTGCAGCAACATCCACTAGTGGTGCAAATTTAAAATTTTATCCACTTGATTTAGTAGATGGATCTTTAAGTCCTATTGAAACATATTTGTATTCAGGATCATCAGTTGAAACTTATTCAAATTATGATCACGTAAGTCAATCTATTATACTTCCATATAATATAGACCCCAATACAATTTCCTTTTATGTTATTCCAAATTCATTAGACAAATCTGAAAAAGTTAAATGGACACGAGTTAGTAAAGGAAATACAACTACTTCAATAAATAATAATTTCTTTACTGTAACACATGGATCAAATGGATATTTGGTTACTAATAATTTTGCTAACGCTGCAACTGTTCCTACATCTGAATCAGTTCTTGTTCGTGCAATTATATCAAATGGTAAAGCCGGAAACGGTGGTACTGTTGTTGATCCAAGTGGTTTATTGAGTAGTATTGGTTCAGCTTCTGGTGGTTACGATACTATATCTGTAGATACTGCAAGAGCAAAAGTGTTATTTAATGCAAATGGTCAAGATAGATGTGTCACATTGAAAGATTTTGAAAAGGCTATTCTAAGTTCTAGTATTGGTGGAACTGAAGATTCTACTTTGATTACTGTAAGAAATGGTGATACTCCAGGTACCGTTAATGTATATGTTACTGGATTATCATCAGATAACCAGACTCTTCTTATTGACTATTTACAATCACGTACTATTGCTGGTATAGGAGTAGTCTACGCAATATGATTCCTCTATTTTTTCTTAAACTACCAGTTACTTTAGAGTCTAAAGTAAATTTGATGCAAGCAAATGCATTTAAAATGTATGGTTCTGAGTTATTAAATGTAGGTAAAGATAAATTTATTGGGGATCAACTTACATTAGAATCTTTATTACCAGAATGGATTATTAGAGAATATGAAGCTGATACTAATAATGTTAAAATTGTTCCAATTTTAAAAAATTATTTAAGATGGTTGTTTAGTATTAAATATGGTTACGGAGCATACATTGAATGGGAGACTTTACGATCTCCAATGGAAATGCCCGAAGAACTACTGCAGGGTTTAGCTGAATTTTATTTTCCTGGAGAAGATTTTTCTTCTGTAGGATTAGTAGAAATTTTACCAAATATTAGAAGATTTTCTATTCATGTTGATTCACAATACTTTGATATCAAAGGAACCACTACAGCAATTAAATACGTTTTGGTAACCTTATTGGGATATGACTATAGTACTACATCTGTTTCTAATTACGGTTCCAATGTGATAGAAATTATTGCAGATATATCTGAAGAACATAAATCTTTTTTACAACGAAGTGTGCTGCCAGCCGGAATGAGTTACATTTATACTACCCCATAATATGATTACTAAAATTATGTTGTATGCAATGTCAGTTGCATCACGCGGATTCAAAAATACCAAGACAGACATACCAACTAAACAGTTGAGATATATTTCATGTTATGGGAATGGTATGCTTTCACCATGTAAATTTTTGAATAAAAGTGCAACTTCTAATTATTTTTTTTGTGGTAAGTGTGGGTGTGGTGACAAACCCAGTACTTGGTTAATTAAAGAACCCGGTGAATATTGCAAATTAGATTATCCAACATTAAGTTGCCCACTTCAAATGCCGGGATTTACCAACTATGATCCAAATTTTTATGATAAAGCAGATGGGGATAGAAAAAAAATAATAGAGCAATTACCCCCAGACATAGTACAATTAGTTCAAATAACTGTAAACAGTAATCCAGCCAATGAAGAAATGTTTGATAAAATTAATAAGATTATAGAAAATACATAAATATTTTTAATATGGCTATAACTACACGACAAGATTTTATCAACTATTGCTACCGTACATTGGGATCACCTGTTGTGCAAGTAAATATTGATTCTCAGCAAGCAGAAGATCGATTGGATGAATCTTTAGAATACATGTATGAAAGGCATTTTGATTTTAATCAAAGAGCTCTATATGCATATGCAGTTACTGCAAATGATTTGGCTACTCGATCATTTGATACAACTACTTTTGGACCAGCTCTTGGTGCTCAAATTAAAACTAATGAGAATGGTCTTACAGGTTATTGGCCAAATGCATCAGCGATTAGAAGTATTACAAAAGTGTATGCTCCAAGTACTTCTATTGGAGATTACATGTTTGATTTAAGGTATCAACTAACTCTTTTTGATTTCTTTGGATTATATATGAATCAATCTTCATTTTCAGCTGCACCTGTTGCAAGTTACATGGAAGGTATGAGTTATATTAAACTTATTAATGATATTTTTAATTATCCAGTTTCTTATACCTATACAAAAACAACAGATCGTCTGTATTTAGAAACAGATTATAGTAAAATTCCCGTTGGATCTATTCTTATGGTTGAAGCCTATGTTGAGGTTGATACCACACGATATCCTAAAACCTGGAATGATAGAATCTTTAAAAGACATTATACAGCATTATTGAAAAAACAATGGGCTCAGAATCTTATTAAATTTTCTGGTGTTCCACTTCCTGGTGGTGCTTCTTTAAATGCACCAGCCATGATGCAAGATGCTCAACAGGAACTTAATGCGATTGAAGAACTATTAAAGAAGACACAAGAACTGCCACCAGATCCTATGATCGGATAATATGACAACAAACCCATACATTAGCAATTATACCAACACACAAGAACAAAATCTTGTTGAAGGTATAACTATAGAAATAATACAGGCTATGGGACAAGACTGTATATATGTTCCCCGTGATTATTTTGCTATTGATAAGTTGTTTGGAGAAGACCCAGCATCTGCATTTACAAAAGCATTTACATTAGAAATGTATTTACTAAACTATAAGTCATTTGATGGTACGGATATGATTACTCAATTTGGATTAGAAATTAAAGATAAAGTAAGTTTACTTTTTGCAAGAAAACGATTTAATGAAGAAGTAACGTATAGGGCTCCTGCAGTTACTAGACCAAGAGAAGGAGACCTTATTTATTTTCCTCTTTCCAAATCTTTATTTGAAATAAATTTTGTAGAACATGAAAATCCATTATATGTGATGGGTAAATTGTATAGTTACATGATAACTGCAGAACTCTTCACTTATAGTTACGAGAAAATTGCCACAGATAACCAAGCAATCGATGCTCTTCTTAGCCAAACTCGGGGCTACTCTGGGTCACAAATTATTCCTCTTAATAATAATCTTGGAACGACTGCAGGTATTAATGATGTTCTTAAGACTGAATCAACGGGATATACATTTGATCCAAATAATCCCTTCGCAGATGAAGACTGCACATAAGGATAAAACATGTTTGACTATTTTTATAACAAAAATTTAAGAAAATTGGTTGTAGGTTTTGGATCATTATTTAATAATATTTTTGTTAATCATGATAATCCTGATAATGGTCCTGATTTAAATATACGTGTTCCAATTACATATGCTTCACAAGAAAAATTCATTAGAAGATTGTTGGAACCATCATCAATAAATGATGGTATTCGTATTGAAAACCAACTTCCACGTATGAGCTATATTATGACGAATGTTGCTACAGATGCATCTCGTCGTAGAAATAGAAACACACCGCTACTATCAAGAACTGTTTGTATAGACGATCCAGCAATTATAACAGAACAAGTACCTGTTAATGTTGGTTTTAGTCTATTCATATATACTAGACACATTGATGATACATTACAGATTGTTGAACAGATTATACCTTATTTTAATCCAGATCATAT